CTATACCTTACTCGACCCAGCCATTCGCTTTGCTTCAGACCAGAGCGTGCGCACCAGTCTTTTCAAGCCATCATCACCCTGGGTCAGCACGCCAACTTCAAGGCGCTTTTCCTCAAGATAACCCGCAAGCTCAACTTCCGAATTAAGACGACACAGGGATGAAAGACGGCATGCAATTTCGGCCAACTTGACACTATGCACATCCGCATCACCAGCCGCCAACCGCTGCCGGTCACGCCGACTACGCTCTTCACTCGAAATTGAACTATTGGCTGAGCCAGTCAGACATCGCACTCCGTCAGCAATTGAAGCGCCAAACGTACGCTCGACCTCTCGCAGCGTAACAGTTGTACCCTCAACCACATCATGCAACCAGGCCAACGCTACCATCCTTGAGCCTGAGTTGTTGCAGGTCGCCACAAGCCCCGCAACTTCAGAAAGATGTTTCCAGTATGGCTCTGAAGTATGTCGAAGCCGCTGCCCTGCATGCGCCTCCATGGCAAATTCACGCACTTGCTGCAAACAGATTCCACCAGTGCTTTTACCTAACAACACCAATGCGCGAGAGCGGTCAAAAGCTTCAACATCAAAACCCACACTGGGCCTGGCCTGTGAGCTGTCGACCGCATCAACTGCAACTGTTTCGAATAGATCTGGACGAACTGCATCCAGATCTTCCTCCACACCTAACAGATCGCTCAAGCTTTCAAACGCTTGATCATCTTCCATGTTCGACATACCCCCTCCTTTTCCCTAGAGTTTGTACAAGCCACATTCAGGTGCAGTGTAACAAAAAAAGCCACTCGGCATGACCCGTAGTGGCTTTTTTATAAATCTGGTAGGACTAGGCGGACTCGAACCGCCGACCCCCACCATGTCAAGGCGTCAAAGCAGCAAACCTACAAAAACAACGCCCACCCAATAAAACCAAAAAAATCATTATAAAACAAAATCTTACCAATCATTTAAAAGGCTATCACTGTTATTCGTTGTACGCTGTTGTTCTGTATATTTGCTAACATAGTGCTAACACGCTGTTGACGGAGTAAAACCTTTGCCATCCAAAAGCACCATCAAACTCACCGCCAGTTCGATGAAGAAGTTCGCCAAGGAGGCCGAGCCGAGCTCCAAGATATGGGACACCGAGCTGAAGGGATTCCACGCGATGAAAACGGCGACAGGAGTCTCCTTCCGCCTTTTCTACCGTAATGTCGAAGGTAAACAGAAGACACCGACGATTGGTCGTTACCCTGCCCTGACAGCCGATCAGGCCCGCGAGCTGGCACGCCAGATGATCGGCAAGGTATCAGCCGGTGAAGATGTGCTTGCGCAGAAACAGGCAATCAAACGGACGGCTGAGCAGAAGAAACAGCAGACACTTGGCGCATACCTCACAGAAGTCTATGAAGCGCACCAGCGCCGACGTAAATCTGGCGACCAGACCATTCAGATGCTGAAGAAACACTTCAGCGACTGGCTGGGCAAGCCGATGGATGGCATTACCCCCAAGGACGTGGCCCGATGGCAGGCAGAACAGGAAACCAGCGGGCTTTCCTTCGAAACCAGCAAGCGTACCTTCGGCGCATTGAAGACCTGTTTTAACCATGCCGTGAAGACCGGCACCATCGATGGGCACCAGCTCAGCAACTGCCAGCTGGAAAAACCACACCTTACTGATGATGAACTGGCAGAAGCAGGCACTGCGCGGCGCTATCTCACCCAGGAAGAAACAAAGGCGCTATTCAAGGGGCTTGATGCCTATCAGGACGAAAAGCGACAAGGGCGACGCAACAGCCGATCACATGGTAAGGCCTACCTGCCCGATCTGGATGCTGTTGAGTATGTAGATCATGTGAAGCCTTGGCTCCTTACCATGTTTTACACTGGCTTTAGACCTGGTGACCTGTTCGGGCTGCGCTGGGAGCATGTGAACCTGACCTTTGGCATGATCCGCAAGGTGATCGAGAAGACAGCACACCATCAAAATGACCCGCGCACCTTCCCGATCTCTAAGCTACTGGTGCAAGTGCTCACCGCCTGGCATGAACAGAACGGCAGACCGGTGACTGGCTATGTGTTCCCGAGCACCAGCAGTAAAAACGGACGCATGGATAAGCACGCCATGCAAAAGCCTTGGCGCAAGATCAGAGAGTTGGCCAATCTGCCCGATGATTTGCAGCTTTACACCCTGAGGCACAACTTCGCCTCTCAGCTGATCTTGGCCGGGGCCGACCTGCTGACAGTCTCCAAGCTTATGGCGCACACGGATATTCAGACCACCATTAAGTTTTATGGTCACCTGCAACCCAATGTGGCCCGTGATGTGATTGAGCAGTTTGCACAGATTCATACTCCTGACGAACGAGCACCAACTGATGATGCCCCTCCGGCCAGAGAGGGGGTGCAGGGATGAACGATCAGTGGGAGGTATTTATACGGCGACTTCATTGCCCCTGGTGGAACCTGAAGCATCAGGTACAGGCTGGCGAGGCAAGTCGTGAAGATGTGGCTCAGATGCTGGATAGCCAGCAAATACCACCTGCTGACATACTGCCTTGGCTGGCCGATGTGGTTAGAGAAAAACAGAAGTTTAAGCCAGCTACCAAAAAGAGACCTCAAGGACAAAGAAGGTATGCCGCTTTGCTTGCTATGGCCGCTATTAGCAAACAGAAATTGCCCGGTAACGGATGTCGTGGAGAGTCCGGCCGGGAGTGGGTGATTAACACGTTAGCGGAAATTTACCATGTCAGCGCCGATACAGTGCAAAGATGGGTCAAGGAAGAGAGAGAGGCAGAGTTAGAAGCGGCCAAGGAGACCGGAAACCCGTTGACAGATTTTGATAAGCTGCTGGAGAACGCTAAGGAGATGGCCGGTATTGATGATCAATTGCGTAATGTGCAGGACCAGCTCCGAGCAGCTACAGGCCCTGAGACCAAAGCGCTGGCGGTAGAGGCCGAGAGCCTTGTACGGCAGAAAATCGACCTGTTGAATCAGCGGATCGAGAGTCACAAAGAAGCAGTTGCAGAGCTGCCCAAAAAATACCGTGATGCCCCATCCTTCCAGCAGCGATTGAGAGAGCTGGAGTCAGACCGTGATTACTGGTTAAGCTTTTTTTCTTAAGTCAAGGGCAGCTTTATTTTTTTGTTGCCCGTGCCGCAAAAAACCAAATCATCAAACTAACACCTGCAACCAATAGCAACCCATTGGCAACACAGGTGATAGACGATGAACAATCAAGCAGCTCAGAACCGCGCCCTTTGGGACACGCACCAAGCCGCAGCCTATACCGGCTTTGCACCTGCAACCCTGAAACTGTCTCGCCACACTGGCACCCTCGCTGGAGTACCTGCTCCGCAGTTCCTGAAAATCGGCAGAACTGTCCGCTATGATCCGGCAGTGCTGGATGAATGGTTGAGCCAGTTTGAAAGCAAACCAAACACGGCCGCATGAGTGAGGGTACCGCAATGGAGAGAGTAGCAGCGGCCCCCACCACAAGGGCCACCACCGATAAGCAGGCATCCAGTTTACCACCAATGACACCGGCACGCGCAACCAAAAAACCGCGCAAGCCGACCAAGTGGGCATGGGCACTGTATTACCTGGCACAACGCCCCCTGTTCGCCCTGGAAGCGCTGAACCTATACGGGGATACCTGCCTTCACAGCACGATCAGCGACCTGTCACGCCGGTATGGACTGGTATTCAGCCGCGAGTGGGTAACACACAACCACCAGCACGGCGGCACCACTGAGTTTGCACGCTACACCCTGGTACCGGAATGCCGAGAGCTTGCCGCCGAGCTGCTGGCGCCCTTCGGGCTGGAGGTGACACCGTGACGATCGTTCCTATACTGAAGACAGAAGGCACTGTTGACACCGCCGTTGCTCGCGGTTATCGTTCGCCTGTCGCTGCAAAATCAGCGGCTCGGGATTGGCGTCTCGAAAGTCAAGGCGGACACACCGCCATCAGAGCGGTTTTTTTGTGTCTACAGCACGGCCTCGTTATGAGTGGGCCGTGTGGGGCCCTTCGGGGCGCCGGTTCCTTGACCCGGTACGCCAACCCGCACGGTTCCGCTCACCATATTGGCGTTGGTGGCGGAAGTATCCAAGTCAAGGAGCTTTCCATGAACGCACCCTCTTTGAAGCGGTATCGCGCCGTTTCCATTCGTACCCGCAACACCTTCACTGTCGTTGCACATAGCCTTGCTGGCGCCCTTGCGCTGCTGCCGGCTGACGCTGCAATCACCCGCCGTACACCGGCCAACCTCCCTGCTGTTCAGGAGGTGGCATCATGAGCGCCGTTACACAGATCGCAGACCGCTACCGTACCGCCAATACAGGCAACGAAATGGATCGTCTGGCTACCCTTCTCAGCCGGATTTCACTCCAGAACGACCTGTTGAACATTGCCCAGGGCGAGCTTGATCAGAAGCAAATGAATGCGGCTTGGTGCTATATCAACGAAATGATCGAAGAGTGCCAAACACTGCTGAAAGCACTGAGTGCTGAAGGAGGTGAGGCATGAGCTCAACCCCCGATCTGCTGGCCGTAACCGTGCTGCTGGAGCGTACAGACGTGATTGCCGGGCTGGCGCTTGAAGCCGAGGACCATCTTTCCCTTGAACGCTGGCAGGCCACGCTCTGCACTCTGGCCAGTCGCCACCTTGAGGCGTTGCTTGCGGTAGACACTGCCCAGTTGCAAAACCCAAACACCGACCTGAGTGCTCTGCGGACACAGATGTGGCTGCTGGAGAACGAAAGCCACCTTGCCAGCTATATGCGCGAGAGCCTGACCGCTCAACAGTGCATTGCCTTGGTCGCCGATCAGCTGGATAGCATCGATGCCGCACGCAAGATGATTGCTGATCTGGAACGGAGGGCTGCCGCATGACTTCAATGCTGAAAAAGCCCCTGACCCCTCTTGAAATCAGCAAGCACGAAGATCGTGTCGATCTGCTGATCAGGGCCGGCGAATTCACTCAGGCCGTCGAAGTGATCATGACACAGCACCTTATCGACGAGACAACCGTTGAAGGCAGCCATTTGAACAACCGGACGATTGGCGGGCTGCTCGGGGCGTTGAAATTTGTCGGCAGCGCCCTCCTGGAGCTGGCTGAAGATACTGGCGAGGAGCTTGAAGCCGTGAAGCGGGAGATGGAGTTATGAGCGCAGAAATCTACGACCTGGGGCTATTTCGTGAGCGGATCGCTCCCGGCCGCACTCTCGAAACCTTGGCTTTTATTGAATCCGAGATCCGTCGAATCGGCCCCGGTCTTTCCAAAGAAGGGCTTAGGCAGACCGGTCTTCCATTCCAAGCACACTCGCTGATGGAAAAGCTGCTGGCGCTGCCCGATCGCCCCGATGACACCAGCACTGAGTGGCAGATGGTCACCGAGCTCAAACGCATCGACCTATTGCGCAAGACCGATATTGTCGAGTGTGTTGTCAGTCGCGTCCTCTGGATCGACAACCTGCTGGCGCACTATGGCCACCATGACGTTTCGCGCAAGCCAGCCCCCGGCGCTGCAAACAAGGGGTGCAGCCATGACCGCACAAATTCTCAACCTCGCAGATCACACCAATCAAGACCGTCGACACCAACTGTTGAGCAATTTGGCCTTTGTTCGGCGCGAGATCAACCGCATGCGCCAGCAAGGCCACTCCACAGAGCTCATTGAGGGCTGCGGTATGTTTGCGGCTACCAAGTCACTCAAGGAGCGACTGCTGGCGCTACCAATACAGCCCAACGATCAAAGCCCGGAACAGATGCTGGTGGACCGTCTGAAAGCGGCGTATGCCTTGCGCGAATCTGATCCGGCTGGATTTGCGGCTGCAATAATCATCTGGGAAGCCGACTTACAAGTCCTCTTCAGTTATCAGGCAGGTGAAGAATATGGCTACTGAAACAGCAGGCCTGCCTGCAGGCTTTTTCGTTGAGGTCCAGGAGCTAGCCAGCAGTGAGCAGGAAGCGCTGGATAAAGCTCGCTGGATGGCTTGGGAGGGCATGTTTCTGGTGTGCTGCAAAGAAGTCAGTACGCGGATCATCAACTTTGACAACAGAGATGAATGAGGTTCAGCAATGGCGCGTATACGCACAATCAAGCCGGAGTTCTGGACCTCTGAGCAGGTAGTCGAATGTTCGCCGAACACTCGCCTGCTGTTCATTGGCATGCTGAACTTCTGCGATGACTCAGGTATTCACCCGGCGAATGTTCGCCGACTACAGATGGAGGTGTTTCCGTGTGGCACCTTCAACAAGGCAGATGTGGCCGCAATGGTTGAAGAGCTGATCGAGAACCAACTGGTCGAAGAGTACGAGGTCGAGGGGGCTCTGTACTGGCGTGCCACCGGCTTCACGAAGCACCAGAAGGTTGATCAGCCGACCTACAAACACCCTCTTCCTGACGGCAGAGTTCCGGCGAAAGTTCGCCGAAAAAGCGCTTCCGGTTCGCCGAATGATGGACAGGATTCGCCGAATGCTCACCGAGTGGATGATGAACGTTCAGAGGGCGTTCACCCCCGGAAGGGAAAGGAGTCTAATGGAAAGGAAAGTAATAACCCCCCTACCCCCCGAAACCGGGGGGAGCTGAACGCGGATCAGCGTCAGCGATTTGATCGGTTCTGGCAGGAGTACCCGAACAAGAAATCCATTGCCCAGGCTGAGAAAGCGTTTGCCAAGATCAACCCTGATGACCTGCTAACCACTCGGATGATCAAAGCGATTCACGCGCAGACCGTTCACCGAAGGCAGCTCCAGACCGCGGGTCAGTTCGTCCCTGAGTGGAAGCACCCAGCCACATGGCTCAAGGCCAGAGCATGGGACGATGTGCTGGCGCCTGTTCAGCAACAGCGCCCTCTGACCGGTACACACCTGAGCGCCGTCCGCGTCCCCGGTGCTGACCTGCCGTTGCTCAATCCCGATGACCTGGACGACTGACCATGGAACCGATGCTGGAATACTTTGAGCAGCCGGCCATCCACGATGACACCGAGGAGCAGCTGGCGCGTGAAGCCCGCCGAGCAGGTGAAGCCGAGGCATCACTGATCCACCTGATGCTGAACGACAACGGGGTATATCGCGCCAATCCGGTCAATCAGGCATGGTTCTCGGGTACCGTCTGGCGCAAAGCTTACGGCGCGATCAAGGTCCTTGCCGACCAGCAGCAGGTAGCGGATTACATTTCCGTCAGCGATTACCTGAATGGCACCGATCCGAATGTGAACTGGCTGGCGACACTGGCCGAGCTCAACCGCAATAACTTGGCACGCCCTGAAGCCGTGGACACCTACGTTTCGATTCTTCGGGACGCCCACACCCGCCGCTCAGCAGAGCGCATTGCCTACCGGCTGATGACCGAGAGCCGCAAAGGGCGGGCCGCAGTAGACGCCGCAATTCGTGACCTGATGGAGCTGGACACCGTGGAGGCCAGCCACGACCACAGCGCCAAGGCGGTGATCCAGAGCGCGATTGATTACACCGAGGAAGCGTTCGAGCGTGGTCAGAGTGGTGAGCTTGTCGGCCTGCCCACCGGCCTGCCGGACTTGGACAAGATAACCGGCGGTTGGCATGACACCGACCTGGTGGTGATCCCGGCAAGACCGGCCCAGGGAAAGACGGCCCTTTTGCTCAACTTGGCGCTGAACGCGGATGTGCCGTTCGGAATAATCTCCTCCGAGCAATCGCACGAGCAGATGGGCGTTCGCATGCTAAGCATCAACGGGAAGGTATCAGCCAGCAAGATTCGACGCGGACGCCTTCAGGGTGAGGACTGGTCAAGCCTGTCTGCCAGCGCCCAGACACTCGCTGTCCGGCAATTCTGGATCAATGATGACCCTGCAATCACCATCGATGGGATCCGCCGGCAGGCCCGTAAGTGGTTTTACAACCATGGCATCAAGGCGCTGTTCGTCGATTACATCCAGCGCATCTACCCGGTCGATCCGAGGCAGCCGAAACACTTGCAGGTTGCCGACGTAACCACCGGCCTCAAGACACTGGCCAAGGAGCTGGGCATTCCGGTGGTAGCACTGGCCCAGGTGAACCGGGACTGCGAGAAGCGCGACAACAAGCGGCCCGGCATGGGCGACATTGCCGACGCCTCGATCATCGAGAAAGAGGCCGACATGATCATGACCCTGTACCGCGACGAGGTATACAACCCGGACACCACCGACAAGGGCATTGCCGAGCTGGGCATCTGCAAAAACCGGCACGGCCCGACCGGCAAGGTCATGGCCACCTGGAACGGCGCATGCTTCAGGTTTGGTGACGTAGCTGAATATGCTCAGAACAGATCTGATTGAGCCAGAATCGTACATTTATCGATCACTTACTGTATACTTGAACAGCCTGTTTAAATAACCAGTTTCGAGGTATGCCAATGCCCGATATCGCCAGACTCCGCGGCAAAGCCGTGATCCCGTCACAGGAAGATCAACGGCGCTATGCCCGGGAACTTCGCGCCCAGGCTGAGCAAGGAGACCCGTTCGCCAAAGCCGCCATGATCATGATTGCCCGCTTTGAATCAAGCATCCGGACACGACAGGAGCCAAAGCATGGATAAGATCAAGGACTTGGACCTGGACGCCATGGACCAGCAGCTGGACGAAGTGGTCAGTTACATCGATGGCGAACTTCCACGAGAGTTTGTGCTGGCGCTGGGGGCATACCGGTTGGCTCTGGATAACCACACCGGAGGCATGATCGATCCGGAGCAATTCTTTTACCTGGCATGCGACCTCTGCCCCGAGGAGCACCTGTCCGACTTCTTCTTCGAGATGACCGAGAGCAACCTGATCAGCGCGGAGTTGTACGAAAAAGCGATTGCTCGACTGCAACGCCAAAACACCCACACCGAAACACACTGAGGTGACCATGAGCAATACCACTCCCCTCACCGATCTGGAAAAGAAAGCCTCCGCCCAGACCTATCAGGTCGCGCATCACATGACTGTCCAGTGGCTCACCGCAAAGATTTTCCTGAAGAGTGAGCTGTCCCAAGCTGACCCAAGCATGAAAGGCCAGCTACCGGATGACTTCGTTGAGGCCTGGCAGAAGTTTGGTGTGGCGCTACTGCAAGGACGCGCAAAACAGTTTCAGCTCTTCATCGACTCACTCAACACACTGCCATCACAGCTGGTGGTGCCACTGATCAAGGTGTCGGCCGAACTCGGGCTGATCCCCAAGCGCTTTGAAACTGAACTGATGACAAAACTATCACTCCGCAACAACACCCTGCCGATCGGAGGTCTCCATGGCTAGTTTGCAAAAGACAATTGAGATCCTGTTCACCGGCTCCGATGCTGGCTTGGGCCGAACAGTCGGCAACGTGGGCAAGCAAATCGAAGGCCTGACCAACAGTGTCGGAAGCGTTACCGGTCCGATAGCCGACTGGAGCAAGAGCCTGGTTCAGGCTGAAGGAGCCCTGCTTGGCATGGGTGTGGCCATGGCCGGTGTGGCCGTCAATCAAGCCGGCCAGTTCCGTGAAAGTGTGGTTGAGATCGGCACGCTGTTCAACGGTACGGCTGATCAGGTTGGCCTGTTGCAGGACCAGATTCTGGAGTATTCCAAGAACAGCACGTCCAGCATCGATGAGATTAACGGCGCGGTGTATCAAGCGATCTCGACTGGTACCGACTGGGAAAATGCGATTGCAGCCGTATCGCAGGCTGAGGTACTGGCGACCGCGGGGCGTGAGGATCTGCAGGCGGTCACCACCCTGCTGGCTGGTGCCATGAACGCCTATGGTGCGTCAGTTGATGAGGCCAGCGATTACAGCGATGTGCTTTTCACGACTGTTCAGAAGGGCGCGACCAGCCTGCCCGAGCTGGCAAATTCACTGGCCGGCGTCACTTCAGTTGCCAGCGCGGCTAAGGTGCCCTTTGCTGACGTAAATGCGGCCATTGCCGCGCTGACAGCCGGCGGCACTTCAACAAGCGAATCGGTCACCAAGCTTAAGGCGTTGCTAACCGAACTGCTGAAACCATCCGATGAGCTGGCGCAGGCACTGGGCGGTGTGACTCTTGAGGGTGATGGGCTTGATGGCGTTATGCGCAAGCTGCTGGATGTGACTGGTGGCAGCGCTACCGAGATGGTCAAGCTATTCGGCTCTACCGAGGCAGTGCAGGCAGCACTGGTCCTGGCAACAGACTCAGCCGGCAACTACACTGGCGCACTGCAAGCAATGGAAGAGCGCTCCGGTGCCGCTTCAACAGCCGCGGAGAAGTTCGCCAAAGAGTTCGAAAATATAAACCAGACGCTAATGAATCGCATCGGGGCGGCATTCACGGAAGCTGGCCTGCCGATTCTGGACACCTACGCCGATGTAGTTGATGGCATTGGCCAGATCTTCAACAGCGTCAGTTTCAGCATCAAGGACGGCGCATTCAGTGAGATCTATGCGGCGATTGATGCCGGTGGAGATCAACTGACAGAGCTCCTGACCGGTATCGCTGAGATCCTACCGGAAGCATTAAAAGACCTGAACTTCGATGACCTTCTGTCCGCACTCGATACACTGGGAACGGAGATTGGTCAGATATTCGGCGGGCTGGATCTGACCAAGGCTGAGGATCTGCGTATTGCCTTACAGGCGCTGGTAAATGGCGTTACGGCAATGACCAATTACAGCGCCGAGTATGTCGACTCACTTCAGCCGCTCCTCACCATGCTGGGCAAGCTTGCCAACTACTTCACCGAAGGTGACCAGTCGCTGATCAAATTTGCAGGCACAATTGGTGGCCTAGCAACCGCTTTGGACCTTTTACTACCAGCCGCCAGCACAGCAGCTGACGCTATGATCCTGTTCGGCGGCGCTCGCGGCATAGGTGGGGCCGCATTGTCAGTCGGAAAGCTGGTTCCGCTGTTAGCTAACCCGGTCACCGGCCTAGTGGCTGTGATCGGTGGGTTGTTGTACTTGGCCAATGATACCCGGCCGCTGAACGATTTCATTAGAGGCATCATTGGCCTTGAAACCTCCGTGGAACGCGCAGCACGCGAGCAGCGCGAACTGAACCAGTCGCTGGAACTGTTTAGAGCCGCGATGAACGGTGACGCGCAGGCCCTGAGGGATGCCGACGAAGCAACTCGAGAACTATATGAGGCAAAGCAGTGGGCTGCCGGCATTGAGGAGCGATTGGCAGAAGGCGTAGCATTTTCCAGCAAAAGCTATGAAGAACAGGTCGCCATCCTGGCTGATGCCGAGCGTGCGCAGGAAGCCATCAACAAAATCAACGAAGAAGGCCGCAAGCGCGACGAGGAACGGACCGAGGCGGTCAGGGTTATGGCTGAGGCGTGGGGTGAGTTCACCGACTCACAGAAAGCCCTGCTATCCGAGACAGAAAAGGCAACCTATGCCGCTGCTGCCGAGGAAGCCGAGCGCCAGGGACTGCTGACAGTGGTGGAAGACACCAACACAGCCAAGGTAGACGAGGCAAAGGCGCTGGAGAAAGAGAAACAACTGAGACAGGAGGCCGCGCAAGCGCTGTTCGGCCAGCGCCAGCAGCTGCTCGATCACAAGGCAGTCATGGAGGAGATCGCAAGTGATGAACGGCTCAGGATCATAGAGTTCCAGTTCAACATGGAGATTGAGCAGTTGCGTCAAGAAGGCGAAACCGCTCGCGCCATAATCTCTTCCATTGGTGAGACAGTAAACAGCACTGGTGAGGCATTGGTCGGCCTTGCCGAGCTGCTGACCGGCTTTAGCAGTACATCATCCAGTGGTTACCGCGAGATCATGGAGATCATCCAGAACGAAGAAACGCGGCGCGATGAAGCGATAAAAATGCAGCAGGAGCTGACACGCGCACAGGTTGATCAAATGGATGCGCAAACCCAGCTGCTACGCCAGAGAGCCGACGCATATGCCCGGGGTGATGCTGCGATCACGATCAACGGCGAGGGGTTACAGCCCCACCTGGAGGCATTTATGTGGGAAATTCTCGAGACACTGCAGGTGCGGGTCAACGCGGAAGGGCATGCCATGTTGCTGGGGGTATGAGTAAGGCCTTGCCTCTCTCAGTAAAAACCAGATGACCGATTTGAACGGCGAGCGAGTGAAGCCTAAACACAACCGTGCTCAGGCCTACACAGGGAGGCGGCAGGAGCACGAGAAGCATAGAGGTGATTGGTCCAAGTATGTTCTCGAATGAAGCCTACAAGGCAGCCACGGCGGCCCCAGCAGGGAAAACAGGGGGGCCCCTGGCGTTTTCAAAAATACCGCGGGGAAAGGCAAGCTCGTGGCTTTCGAGAAATTTTCGGGTTTTCAGGGTCGTCAGCAGCACCTGGCTCTAGGCCCCGTGGTTGCTGGAAACAGGGGTGTTGAAGCTGTTGATTCAGAAGGGATAAAGCATGGCAGAAATCAGTAGCATCCAAGAGGCCTACTGTTGGAACTTGACCAAGCTCTCAGATGCGCTTGGGTTGCACCGCGATACCATCCGAAAGCGCATCCAAGCGGCCGGAGTTGTGCCGGCAGGGGTCCGGAACAATGCCAACATCTATGCGCTCAAGGATGTGGCCAGAGCCGTCTTCAGTGACCTGACAACCGGGGATGTACAGGATCCCAACTCGATGATCCCGACCGATCGCAAGGCTTGGTATCAATCCGAGACTGAGCGGGTGAAGCTGGAACAGGAATTACGCCACCTGATCAGGGCCGAGGAAGTCAGCCGAGAGATGGCAATACTGGCCAAGGCAGTGGCCGGCGGGCTGGATGTGATCCCCGACATACTGGAGCGCGAGTGCGGCCTCAATGCCAATGCCATCATGAAGGTCAGCGACTCGATTGATAACATCCGACAGCAGCTCTATGAGGCCGTGATCAATGCTGAGCCGGACGATCAGGATATGACCATGGATGGCTGACGCTCTGCCGCCAACAGCCTGGTCAGCAGATCGATCTTTTCCAATTCTGCCGCCGCCTCTTCGCGGGCTTTCGTGAGCCTCCGAGCAAAACCACTTTCCGACATGCCGATTTTTTCAGCAACCAACCTGGCAGTGGCACCGGAGTAGTAGATTCTGCCAATCAGGGCCAGTGAAGACTGTTCTTTCAGCACACCACCCGAGAAGGAAACACCAAGCCCCGAACAGCTATTGCAGCCGGCATCTGACCCGCCGCAGGTGCAGGCCTTCACGCGCCCGAGCAGAAACACCGCCAGTGGCAGCTTGGCATGCTGGCCGCGCAGCTGATTCGCCTGATTCAGCACAAAGTCGGAAGCTCTCCACCTCGTGGCCGTGCTTGGCAGATCACCCTGGTACTCTTCAAACGCCGCGAACGCATTGCGGTCATTCCAGCCTGATTTGTGTGCTTCAAGTGCGTTCAGATAAATGCCAATAAGGCCATCGATACGCTGGCGCATCTTTGCATTCAGAGCCATGCCTTCCGTCCCGATAACTGTGAATCTGTACAGTATAAAGCTATACTGGATGTTAATCACATACGACTCAAACACGCATGGTGGCAGCCCTATGGCCTTCACTCAGGACGACCTCGACAGCATCCGGGAGGCAATCGCCACCGGTGAAAAATCCGTGAGATTCGCCGATGGTAAGTCCGTGACCTACCGCTCACTGAAGGAACTGATGAAGGCTGAACAGCTGATCGCCAAGACGCTTCAGGCCGACACCGGCACCCGGCCGCGCCGGGCCTTTCGCATGAACGTGAATAAGGGGGTCTTGTGAGCAAGTTGCGCATCCGCATCAAAAACGGCCTGCCCATTCTGACCCGATCCCAGGCATACGAAGGTGCCACTCATGGCCGGCGCGCATCTGGCTGGAATGCACCAGCGACCGGGCCAAACAGGATCCTGAATACCGCTCTCAATACGCTGCGCAACCGCAGCCGGCAAGCGTACCGTAACAATCCGTGGATTCAGCGAGCCATCGACCGCAACGTATCCAACGAGGTCGGCACCGGCATCGTCCCGATGTTCGACAGCAGCAACGTCGAGTTCAACATGAAAATGGACAAGCTCTGGGATACCTGGACCGGTTATGCCGCTATGGATCGATCGCTCGACTACTACGGGCTGCTGGCGCAAGCGGTACGATCTCGACGTGTCGCCGGTGAAGTGTTCATTCGTGTGCGCTACCTGAGTGTAGGCAGCCAGCAGATCCCGATGGCGCTACAGGTACTGGAGCCGGATATGGTGCCGCTTGATCACAACCGCACCCGCGCCAACGGCAACCGTATCATTGCATCAAAGGAATACAGCCCCAAGGGCCGACTGGTGGCCATCTGGGTACACAAAGAGCACCCGCACGACAGTAGCAGCTTTGACGCCAACACGCTGATCCGGATCCCATCCAGCCATATTTTGCACCACTTCCTGCCGTTGCGGCCGGGCCAAGTGCGCGGTGAGCCGGATATCGTCCCGGCCTTGCTGCGCGCTCATACCTACGACAGTTACGAAGACAGCGAGCTCAAGCGGAAGGAGTCCAGAGCGCCCTTCACCGGCTTTCTTCAGAAGGAGTACAGCGGTGAGGCGGATTGGCAGTTCGACCCGATCACCGGTGAGCCCATGGACGAAGGTGCAGACGTGCCGGAGATCAACGCCCAGCCTGGAACAATCTTATCAGGCGCGATTGGTGAGAAGTTGACGCTGTTCGACGGTGACAACACGGGTGCCGGTTACCGTGACTTCCAAAGGCACCAGCTGCTGGCCATTGCCGCGGGCGCCAAGAGCCTTTACCAGCTGATGACTGGCGATTGGGAAAGGGTCAATGACAGGGTGTACCGGGCAATGATTCAGGAGTACCGCCGTGAAATGGAAATGGCCCAGGATCATCTGACCATCCACCAGATTTGCGAGCGCGTGGGGCAGTGGTTCACCGATCAATGTGTTGCCGTGCGTGCTGTTGAGGCCCCTGGCTACGCTGACCACTACGCCGACTACAACAAGCGCGACTGGCGCACCCACCGCTGGCCGCACATCCACCCAACTCAAGACGTGCGCGCGACCGTTTCCGAAATCGAGCATGACCTTGAATCTCTGGATGCCGCAGTGGCGAAGCGTGGGTATCGTGCTGCCGAGATCCAACGCGCCAACGTAGCAGCCCGCAAGCGCAAGGCAGACCTGGAACGACAGAGCGGTCTCACCGCAGGAGATTGATATGGCAGATCCGCAAATCAAAGTTGAATTCAACGAGCAGGACAAGCGCCGAATCATGGAGCTGCTGGATGACGTGATCGAGATCCGCCGGCAGGTCTGGCGCGGCCTGAACTTCGGCGCCAAACGCGGCCGCAAGCTGGCAGTGGATGAAATCGGGAGCCAGATCACGCTGCCCAAGAAGCACATACGCGACCATGTGAAGATCAAGCAGAAAGCCAACAAGGGTCACGCGGTTGCCAGCTTCGAGATCAAAGGCAGCCCGATCAGCCTGTCACTCTACAAGCACCGGGCAGGCAAGCGAGGCGTTGCGTTCACGATCTGGCAAGGTGGCAGCCGAGAGATCTACCGCCATGCCTTCAAGCTCCACAAGGGCAACGGCGGCAAAGGGCGAATTGTTGAGCGCGATATTGGCAACCCGAACTATGACGGCCGCCTGCCCCTGAAAGAGAAGTTTGGCCCCGCCATACCCAACGTGTTTGATAAAACCCCAGGCCTGGCCAACAAGGCGATGGAAAAGGCTATGGCCGATGCCATGGTGGAGATGGAGCGACTGGTGGCGCTGGCCCTGGAAGACAAGATTTAACGACCCCTCGAACAGTCGGTTAGAAGCAGGAATTCCTGCTTTCAACCGGCTGCCTACCCCCGTCCGGCTGGTGCTGGACACTCCCCCCGGCCTGTTGGCGCTGCCGCAGGCCCGTCAACAGATGGAGCGTGAGCACAGTCACCAAACTGACCCATCGTGAGCTGTGAATGTTAATGGTGTAGGTCTTTCATAGTCATGTCGTCATAATGGCGGCATGCGGGGCTTGGGATTTACCTATGCCTTAGGATTTAGCAGAGTGGTTACCGTCTTGCTGGAATTGAGTGTAGGTTTGAAGATCAAATAGCGACGCCGATTCAATTTCTGCAGTGGGTATCACGGTTCGGAAATGGCTCAGTGTTAGCCGACCTTCCGCTTCACGTATATCATGCTTGTCGTAGTATTCACGGTAACTGTGGCTGATTTGGAACGCTAGACTGTCTTTATCCCTGTAGCCACTTAGCATCGGAATGATAACCACGTTTTCGAGGTCACCATGAAGGAATCTGGGCTGTTGAACAATACCTACATAGACCTTGCGTGACTTGAGTGTTATCAGCACGAGCAAGTCATCTTGCATGGACTGGAACAGTAGATGCTCCAGCCCGTCTGACTGCGACAGCCTGCCATACTCCTTCATTAATGCTTTACCGTCACGCTTGAACTCATCACCTTTACTCTTGGCTTGCCCATAAGCCATTGCAGCACCCAAGATCAGAGAGAAGATAGTGCCAACACTAAGGTGGGCGGGTAACCCATAAGTAAAGATTGAATCCCCCAAGAGCGGAAAACGGAATTCACTGCCGATGATGAACGGGAAAAAATCTGCAAACCATGACAACGCATTCAGCAGCCACATCATTGCTAGCGTACAAAGTGCACCAGCCGTGCTGAAAAGTACGCCCCAGGCTGCAATATGAAAGTAAGAATTCCATCCAGTGGCACGGTACTGCCTGAACCGCGAGGGGGGATGGTTGTATGTATATAAAAAGCCAACCACCAACACAACAAATACGATAACAACGCCCATTCGCCCTCCTTTGGCATATACGCACCTATCACTGCGTCAGCGGTTTGTTTCGCTTTCACCTTTAGGCTTATCAACTTTGATTTCTGCAAGCGCATCGATGTGTGCTTTCATCGCACGCTGTACTTCCTCATTGCGCAGATTCAAAGTCGCGTTCCCGTCGCTATCAATGATGATTTTGACGCTTTTGTCTGCTTTCTCGTCACGGCTGTGCTCGCGTTCCCCAGACAGCAGCGAAAAGACTTCCTTGAACGCCACAAGTGGCGAACGGAGCAGGTGACGGGCTTCTGATGCCAACCCGTGTTTCATGGCCGCCTCTCTCATGTTGTCACTCCTTTGCGAATAAATTCTAGTCATTTGTCCATGCGTGACATGTTCAATCATTGCCCAAAGAGTAAAGCTTTGCCAGTACCTAACTGCAATTTCCTACTAATAACGTATACCAACGACAAACAAAGCCATGTTTTCTCCTCTCCACTATCGTTTAATTCATTCCCACTTTGGCTTCGTTGTGCCCTTTCAGGAAGAACGCTTCACAAGCGATGGCTGATAGACAGTACCGCAGGCCCTTCAAGATAGAAGCAGGATTTCCTGCTTTCAACTGGATACCCCCTCCATACAGATTGCACCTCCTGAGGCCTCAATTCTGCTGTGTCATGGCCTTGCACCGTCATTTTGACGGTCAAGGTCCAGTCTCAGAGGGTCAAATTGACCTCTCGGGCCCGCCCTCAAATAGAAGCCCAATTTCCGGCTTTCTAGCGTTGCAGGTTCGCTATCAGCCATCGATAGAAAAAAATCATAGGCATGGATCTTGCTTTAAAAATATTGTTGCAGAGAGGGATTCAACTGTTATGGAAGATGTGGCGGCACTCAAAAAACATGCCAGCGATATTGGTGCATTTATCGCCATTGTCTGGAACTATCAACCCGCAGACCGAACCTGCCTGTAGGCCAGAGCTGACACTGTTGGCGGGTAGCTCCTCAGATGCGAGGAGTTTAATACCAGGATTCCGGTAGTTTCATGCTGGCGCTAACTTCCCCCATTGGGGGGTAGTTGATACCGGGATTCCGGTATCGGCCACCGACAGCCGAGGAGGTCAATTAGACCGTCTGGGGAGGCATCGAAACGGAGCAGGCCACCGCCCGTACCTATCACTCACCGCCTGCTGACAATGTGCTGACACGCCAGACCACAATAAAAACAGCGCTTCGGCATCATCCGTAAAGCGCTGTTTTTATTCACAAATTTGGTAGGACTAGGCGGACTCGAACCGCCGACCCCCACCATGTCAAGGTAGACTCGTGTGTTTTTTGTGCTATAGTCAATGAACCGTTTTTACTACGATTTTCATCGTAAGGTTATGATCTATAAACGATAAGAGAATTTTCGCGTTGTGCATTAGATGTTCATGATGTATTAGAAAATACCACCCTGGTCTTTACTAACTCTTTACAGATTTTGAGGCCCCTGGCATGACGACAACATCTCAGCTCCACCACAGAGCTCCCATCTCCAGCATCACCTTGAAGGCTGCAAGGGACTTTCTGTCAGATCCTGAAGCAGGCCATGCAAAGGAGATGGCTTGCAAAAAAATTGCTGGCTTTCACCTTATCAAACGAGTTGGAACTAAGGGTCCTCAAGGAACCTGGCGACTTCGCTACACCGGTGCTACTGGTAAAGAACGTGTTATCACTATCGGTAAGTTCACGGCAATGACCCCAGTACAAGCAGCCGCCATTGCTCATGAACACCGTACGAATGTAAATACTGGCATTGACCCAATCGCTGTAATAACACAGCGGAAGGCAGAACAACGTCGTCTAGAGCAAATCGAGTCCGCCCGCAAATTTCGGACCTTGGAAAAGTATCTTGATGGGCCCTATACAGTCCACCAGAGCACCAAAAAAGACGAAGGCAAGCATACACTTGGCATTATCAGGTCAGGGTTCAAAAATTTTCTAACCCGAGACATGGATAGCCTCAGCAAAGCCGACATCTTTGAATGGCAGCTCTCAATGTATAAAAACAATTATGCCCATAGCACGGTTCAAAGAGCATTTGGTGCATTGAAGACAATGCTGCGACATGCTGTTGAAAACGAGTTTCTTGAATGCAGCCCAATTTCCAGTGTAAGGCTCAATCCAGCTCCGATTAATGAACAAGAGCGCCTTCATAGTGGCGAGGCAGTTGAACGTCGCAGAATGCTTACAGATGATGAACTTGCTGGTATTCATTTGGGCATTAAGCTGCTCGCGGAAGAAGTTCGTTGCGAGCGCCGTAACAGCCGCAGCCATGGCAAGCCCTATCTTCAGGATTTTGATAAACTTGCATACCCGCACTGGGTCATACCATTCACACTGCTAGCCATGCATACGGGACTGCGCCCTGGTGATATTCGCACGCTCACATGGCAGCAGCTAAGCATTCCCTTTAAACGTCTTACCAAAACCCCTAGCAAAACTCAACACAACCCCAATCCAATTCAGATTCGCCAAACACTGAATTCAACCATTCTGGCAATTATGACTGATTGGAACATCCAACAGGGACGCCCGCAAACCGGCTTGGTTTTCCCATCACCCGACACCGGTTTTGAACTAAGCAAAAAAGCTTACATAAGAAAATGGAAACGTCTCACTGAACTTGGCGGAGTAGAAGATCTGGATTTCTATTCGCTACGTCATCATTTCATTTCTGTACTGGTCTCATCGGGCATACCCCTACTTACTGTGGCACATCTTGCTGGTCACAAATCAATTGCCATGATTGAGCGGCACTATGGACATTTAGCTCCAGACCAAGCGGCAGATGCACTTTCAATGCTGGCTCAGCGACTCAACAGGAAGGACATTAAGACAAGTAAACAAACATCCTGA